GTTCATCTCAGATATAAAAATAAATGGTCTGAAGTCTCCTTTTTTGGTACCATGTGCATACATATGCCACAGGTATCCCATATTACTATCTTCTTCTTTTGATACTGCAAGATGTTCCTCACATATATTAAGTAGAAGATCCTTAATCTTTTGGTCTTTAAAATATCTTATCATGATCTTAAAAATTTAAATACTGCTTTTAGTTTATTGTGTTCATCTATCAACCATTCTGGAGTAAATACTTCAGTATGCTCTACAAAGCTAACTCTAGTATGATACTCAAGATCATGTGTAAAGTTTACTACCCAGATATAACTGATGTAGCGTTTAAATTCAAGACTCACATTTGCTTCCTTTGAAATAAATGTATAAACATGATGATTAACCTTAGATCTATGAAATCCATACTTCACAAGCTTTTTACCTAGTAATTCTGTTTCTCTCAGTGTCATAACTAACCATCTATAGATTCAATAAGCACTATTAAAGTTTTACACCAGTTATGAGCAATACCTAGAATATCTTCATATCCTGTACTAAATTCCTTTATACATTTTGTATTTGTTCCAGATAAAGCAGCTTCAACTATATAAGTATCAGGAAATGAATGAGGTTCAACAGTTAGTTCAACAGTCCAACTGTTACCAAATTTATTATAATAAAAAACATTATTTTTACCATTTACTGTAAAATAACCCAAGGCTTTAGCCTGTTCTTTGCATTTTTCAATGTCCTTTTCTGTCATAATTTTTAATTTTTAATTTTTAATCTTATCTAGAAGCAATACCTAATTGTATTCCAAGGTATTATCTCATCATGCAACTTAACAAACTGTTTGATATAATCAGCTTTTCTATTGTGCTCATACCTAAGATTCTTTCCACCATACTGTGATACTTTCCCTTCCTGTATTTTAGGTACCCATAATAGTTCTTCTCCTGGAAGTTTATTAACTAGATTATACTTATGCTTCTCCTCATTGTGAGTTAGAAATATTACTTCAGCTTTTACATTATCAGTATTCCATTTATTAAAAGTAGAATGTCTGTTGATTATATAAAACAAAAACTCATACTCTACAAGCCAATTATCATGAACTATTACTGGACTAAAATTTAAGTGAACTTCATATCCTGCTCTTAAAAACAAGTATATAGAATTTAACCTTTCATCAAGAGAACTTGTATTAGGTTCAAGAACTTTTCTCCATTTCTCTGGCATAAGACTAAATCTTATTCTAATCTTACCTTCTGGATTAAAATCTAAAAGATCCCTATTTACATACTTAGTAGCAAATGAACCCATAGCAAGTGGATGATCTCTGAAGAACTCAAATATTCTTTCCCATTCATGGTACTTAGCATGTAGAGCAAAGTCTTCATTACAAGATATATCATAAGTAATATATTCTCCTGTTTGATTAGGTTTTTCTACTGTAGAAAAATAAGCATGTGAATTAATCTCTGTCAGGATATCCATAGTATTAGTAGCTACAGAAAGTCCTTCCGGTTTGTGTCTTTTCATGTAACAGTTATGAGTCAATATTCCATTTGCAAAATAATTCTCATTCTTTTTTACAGAAAAGTTAACAACCTTTGTATCTTTTGCTATCTTTGTAATAGCTTTTATTTTCTTAAACTTTAACTCCATGAGCTGTAAATATTGTGGTAAAATTACAAAAAAGTCTACAACCTATTGCAATTCTACCTGTGAAACAAATTATTTTGAATTGTTCAATCAACAATCAAGACCAGTCTTCAGAACATTCCAAGAGGCTGGTAAATTTTACAAAAGAGACTTCAGAACTATGAAAAGATTTGAAGGTTTATTATTTACAATTGATAAGAGTCTTCCTTCAGCAAGTACACAATGGGTTATATGTAAAATTTGTGGTGAACAATCTCCTAAATCTAAAGCTAGAAATGGTTATTGTTCTGATTGTACTGAACAAGGACTTGGTAAAAAGAATCAGGGCCAAATTATATCTGAAAGATATCAAGGCTCCGGTAATCCTAATTACTTAGATGGTAGCTCACATGCTATAGAATATCAATCTAATGACTGGTATAAACTTAAAAAGAATTTAAACTTTACACACTGTGCATTAACCAATAGTACTGAGAACATTGACTACCATCATATTATCCCAAGATGGTTTTGTAAACTTGCTGATATAGATGTATTTGATACAAATAACATTATTGGACTAAATCACCAGTATCACAAAGCAGTTCATCATCTTCAGTTAGATGTCTTGCTTCTACCCAACCTCTATTCTTTGTATAAAAAGGATGCTCTCCAGTTACGGTCACACTTTGTCCATCTACTTCAATTACGTAAAGTTCATCAGTATCCCGTTGACCAATTACAGTCACTAAGTCTGTTTCAACTTTCCCGGTATCCAGGGAAAAAGAAATTACTTGCTCTCCTTCCTGAATATCTCCAGCCATTTTTAAACCAGATGGAGTAGTAATTAAGGTATCTGGAGTCACACAGTAACTACAATTATAAAGACAACCATGTCCAAAACTTGGTGAAATAAAGTCAGTACTTCTTCCGGAAGGTCTAATAACCATAGACTTCCTAGTAACTTTTTCTACTACAGACATATTATTCTAGATTTTTATATATACAGCTAATTAGTGCTACATATATTAATTCAAATAGTATTCTCATGACTATTCTGATTTAAATGTTTCATTGTAGTATTGTCTCCTGTAATTTTCACTACCTTCATAATGTGCATTATTAATCTGGTCTTCAAACATTTCTTTGGCTTTTTTAAATACTTCTTCTTTTTGCCAAATGAACATTTCCTTCCAATGTTTAGATTTAATCTGGTCTTCTAACCATTTAACTGCCCTCTGTTGCATCTTATTCCATTGTTAGGTTGCTATCAGATAAAATCTCCCGGATCTTATCTCTTAAATTTTCATAAGCCTCTCCTACTTCACTAGGAAGTTTCTCATTATACTTAACTTCATTTCTAAGATGTTGATCCAATTCCCATATTGCAGATTTCCACTTCCACCCATCTAATGCTACCTGAGCATCAGATGCAGCATCTTCATCTGAAAATTCAATTATTACTTTCATTCTATTCTTATTTAAATATTCATTTCTATTACTTCATTAATACTATTTCCTAAGAGATATGCTATTATAAACATAAATATTATAAAACAAATAATACTAATACTTAAAACTCCGTAGAGAGCAACTACAACAAAATCTTTATCATTAACAGCCTCAGACCAAAAGAATTTCTTTGTTATTTTACCTACAAAATATAAAAATATCACACCCAATGACATTAATGCTATCCCAGTTATTATTTTTACTATTACCATTCTATTTTGATTTAAAGGTTAATTATTTCTTGTTTTACTTCGTTCCAATAATCTTCAGAATCAACATCTATATGTTTAACCAAATCAATTATCTCATCAACTGCAATCAATGCGCATTGTTTAGCTTCATCATGTAAGCTGCCTCCATCAACCATAAGTATATAACACATTTTATCATATATTTCTCTTGCTTTTTCTTTTGGTGTCATTCTATTCTGATTTAAAGGTTATTTTACTAACTGATATACCAATAGCCCATTTTAACCATGCTAAACACACCATTGTTGTTGTTACAGATGTGGTTTCATTTGATTTACTACCAGTTCTAAATTTTATTGATGGGATTATATCTACATCATCATTCACCCATTTACCTACAATCTTATGTAGTTTAAATTTAATGTTTTTCATTCTATTCTGATTTAAAGGTTAATTTTCCAAGATCCAAGTAGTTCAGGATGAAAATGAGCTACAAATAACCATACAAGAATAGCCATAGATATTACACCATCTATCTTCTTAAATAATATCAAAGCTTCCCAGTGCTTATTTTTCTTAAAATATTTGGCCACAGGAGCTTGTAAAAGAGATAATACAAAAATAGCTAAGTATGCATACCATAGTCCACTAATTGCCATACCTAAGATTAACCATACAAGATAGATTGTTGAAAAACAACCACTTGCTAATCTTATTGCTTGTTTATCCTCATCATCTTTTGGTAATATATACAGAGCTGTTATAAATGCTCTTGTTCTAAGAAACACCCACATTTCATACGTAAAGGCTGCACCTATCATAAGTGCTAAAATAACATCTTTCATAACTTCTTTTTTTGTTCTAAATAATCAATAATAAAACCAATAGCAACTAGTATATTCATACCACAGGATGCTATTATTTCATGAATGTCCTCATATATAGTGGACATCAAATGTACATGACCAACCATCCAGAATGGTACAGATAAGTTTTGGCTTATCCATACCACTAAGTACTTAATAAAATGAAGCATTTACCATTGTGTTGATTGACAATACTCTGACTGTGGATTAGCCCACCATGATAATCCTACTTGAAAGGTTAATATATTACCAGTACAATAATTCTTAGCTGTTACTGTTCCAGTACTAACATTTTGTTGTAATAGTTCCCCACAATTACATGGTCCTGCTGGAGGTGGTGTTGGTGCTGGAGTATCTTTCTTACAACCTGTAAATATTAAACTCAGTAATAAAATGCTTATTATTCTTTTCATATTTACTTGTTTAGTTACTTTATCATAAAATCATAAGCAGCTTTACTGCTAGTCATCTTGAAAGTATAAATTTCTGTAGTACAGTAACTCTCATTTATTCTGATTCTTACACTTGATGCAGCTTTAAAATCAGCAACAGCATCTGTGTATAATTCAAAATACCATGATATAAATATAACACTGTTATCTTCAGACTTGTTACCTGTAAACTTATACTTCTTATCTACTCCATTTACAACAAAAACAACATCAACACTTGGTTTTTCATCACAATAGTATCCACCTTGTACATATAGTACAACAGAACTATCTACATTTTCCATTTTCAACAATGCATTATTGTTTATTTCTGTATATGCAATTTTATATGGTTCATCAAAACCATTATCACTTACTTTGTAAGTCCACTGAGCACTAATACATCCTGTAATTAGTATTGCTCCTAATAAATTAATCACCTTCTTCATTGTTCACTTTTTTTTTCTTCTCTTGCTTCACCATAGTGGCTGGAGAATTTTTTGTTTGCTTGTTGTACTTTTCCAATCTCTCTTGAATTTTCTTGTTCAGCAGATTGTAATCTAACTCTATCCTTCTTTCTTTCATATTCTTGCCAGTTATAAATTTCTAACTCTTTCATTCTAACTACATCTCCAAGTGTCATACCCTCTGGTATTCCTCCATTTTCTTCCATAATTTGTATACATACTTCTTTCATTCTTCCCATAACTTCAAACTTTTTTCTAAGAATAATTTAATTGTTGTTCTTATGTCCTTATGACCAAGAATTGATCCAGCTGCTTTTAGCTTATTGTAGAACTTCCTTTCTAAGTCCAGTTCTACTCTAACAGCTCTTCCTGTTCTTACATATTTTTCTACTGAATTAAAATCAAATGGAAACATCTGAGCATATACATAGACATTCTTGTTATAAGCTTTATCATTTTGAAATTGTATGGCCAATCTTTTGTTATAGTTAACCATATCTCTTTTAATTCCAACTGCAGTAGCAATTTGATGTTCAGTCATCATAAATCTATATGCAAGAATACCAATTAAATAACTTCTTTGATCAACAAATACT